CGAAGCGTTCGCTTTATGAGATAGGCCGGTTTCATGGTGGCCGCGACCACAGCACGGCCCATCACGCTATTGAAAAGATATCTCGTCTAGTGCTCTGCGACGATGATCTTGCAAAGCGCATCCTGAACCTCCGCAGCGAGTTGGAGGGCTATTTCAATGGCCACTAAATCTCTTGCCAAGCAATACCAGGATACATTGGCGGCTGCTCGTCGCTGCAAGCCGCGTTCTGAGCGCAAGACGATTCTGACAAGGAGACTGGTGGATTTGATGACCCGCCGCCTCAAGCAAGAATGTGTATCTAACCGCGTTTCTGAAGCTTCAGGGAGCAATGCGAGGACAGTTTGAGTAGACCTTGGATGCCTCTTTACGTGGCTGATTACCTTGCCGGCACCGCTCATCTGAGCACTGTCGAGCATGGAGCCTATTTGCTGCTTATCATGCACTACTGGACCAAAGGTTCCTTGCCGAAAGATGAGGAGTCGATCCGTCGCATTACGCGTATGACTACCCGTCAATGGTCGCAATCGCGCGACGTTCTAAGGTCGTTTTTTGGAGACGACTGGCGTCACAAACGTTGTGACCATGAAATCGGCAAAGCTATTGAAAAGTCTAAGGTCAATTCTGCGAACGCACATCGGCGGCATAGCGAACGCACATCGAACGCAGAGCGAACGCATACACAGTCACAATCACAGTCAGAAGAAGTAGATGATGCTGTTGTTACCGCGCGCGCGATCGTCTCGAAAGAAGCGAGAGAGCTTGCAGACGAACTTCTGGTAATAGCGGGGCACAAACTTGAATTTGTTCCTCCTGGATGGTGCGGAGCGGCTCTTCGCGTTCAGACTTGGCTTTCTTCCGGATGGCCGCGGGAAATTATTATCGCTGGTGTTCAAGGAGCCGCGACTCGCAAACGTGGTCCGCCAGCCCATACCGTCGATTATTTCGAAAATGCCGTGGCTGAATTGTTTGCTCGGCAAAATACCCCTGTCCCAACCGTCGAAATTCGTGAAGCTCAGAAATTGGTGGTCCATGGAACATCTAAAATTCAATCCGGAGTCGTTGCGGTCGCGAAGCGTTGGGCCGAACACTTCGAAAGCCAGCCCAACGACGGTTTCGAGGGGGATACAGGCCCTCTTCTCCGCATACCGTCGCGATGATTTTGCTGATCCAGAAGGGTTTGTTGCTCAATTAGGAGCAATCTTGAGTGATTTTCCAGAGGATGTGGTGACATACATCACAAGCCCCAAGACTGGTTTGCAGCGGCGCATGAAATGGCCTCCGACAATCAGCGAGGTTTTGGAGGCTTGTGAACAGCATCAGGATTTCCTCATGCGGGCTCGGACATCGAAGCCGGTAAGCAAGAGGCTTCCGCCTCAAATAGTCGATCATAGTCCGGGTGCAATCGCGAATTTATTCATTCCCGAAGATCATGCGAGATATCCGAGTTTATTGGAATGGACGAAAGGCGCCGATCGAAAATGGTGGAAAATCGGTCAATCATCTGATGGTCGGAAGGGTATTTGGATTCCAATGACCTTATGGGAAGGGCGAGATCCAACCAAATTGGAAGAACCGCGGCGATGAAATGCGCGCATGCTCCTGCGTCAATTGCCTATTGCAATTCCGCCCTGAAATCATTCGCGCACGCGCAGACTATCTCAAGAACCTGAGGTTAATAGACGACATGAAACGACTCTTCGAAAAACTAAGCCTCGCCGCCGCGATCGCCCCGCGCCAGGCTACCAAGATCGAGGCGAGAGCAGACAGACTGATCGCTCGAGAAGCCGATATCGAACGCATGACGGACGAAGGCTTCTCCCCTCATGAGATAGTCCTGGATCAAGCAGAGGCGGCGCTGGATGCGCTCCCGCGGGCTTTGGCTACTCTGACCAACTCCGACCCTTTGGCGCGCTCAGGCGCCTCTCTCAACGGCAGCTCGCCCGCGTCAGACGAGCTCGCCAAGCACCGCGGCGCCGGACTTCTGGCCGAAACGACGGAAACCCAAGCCCATGACTGATTACAACGCAGCCGCACAAACCCTGATTGCGAGGCTCAATGCGCCGGCCCAATACCATTCGGTATGGATCCGAACCGAGGTCGATCAGGACGGCCAATTCCAGAAGGCGCTCTGCGTTTCAATCCGGCCTGGACATGAAAACAAGGTCAAGATTCCAACGGAGCACATGGGCATTCCAGTGACCCGCGTGCCATGGCCGGAAGGTAGCTAATGGCCCGCACCAGGACATCTCGAGGCAAGATGCCAACGGACATCAAGGCACTTGCTCGCGTGCATACGGAAACTGCTCTGCATGTCTTGGCCAAGGTCATGAGTGCAGATGATGCACCGCACGCCGCTCGCGTGGCTGCCGCTCAGGCATTGCTTAATCGCGGATGGGGTCAGCCTCATCAATCCGTTGATTTAACTGCGGAAATTATAACATCCAAGGTAATCCGGACGCCGCCTCCGGTTAACAACCTCGACAACTGGCACAAGCAATACTCCGACAAGACTGAGACACTGCAATGATGATCATTGATCAAATCGTGGATCAGATCAAACGCAACCCGCACATCAAGCAAGTGCGCGTTTCTAAGATCGAATGGCTGCTGATCAAACGCGAGATACGTCGGATGACATTTGTCAGGCCAGACAAGCGGCCTACCTATGGCGGTCCTTACGGCGATGTTGATCGTGCGCTCTGGGATGCCAACTTCAAGCACTGGCGAGATGTTACCCCTATCCGCATCCTCGGTAGGCCCGTGGAGTATTTTCGGTGAAATACCACAAATCAGAAGTCGATTACTCCCAAGGCAAACCACATGCCCATTGCGGGCTTTGCGTTCACTATCGCTTCCATGCCTGCGAAATCGTGATCGGAGTCATCCTCCCTGAAATGTGGTGCAACAAGTTCAAGAAGTCTTTGAGGAGCACGATCAGGGAAGCAACCAGAGGAGAATACGATGCCGCTTAAGAAATCCAAGTCCGCCAAGGCTTTCAAGTCCAACATTCGTGCTGAAGTCAAAGCCGGCAAGCCGGTCAAACAAGCGGTCGCAATCGCCTATAGCGTCAAGCGCGAGGCAAAGAAGTAAATGGACATAAACGCCAACATTAACGTTTACATACACGATCGACACTCCGAGGCGCGTTGCGAGGTCATGCGACGCCTGGAGGCCTTGGATGCCAAAATTGACCTCGTACAGGAGACCATCATGGCTGCAATTGACGACCTTCAGGCTGCGGTCACCGCAGAAGACACCGTGATCGACAGCGCCATCACTTTGATCCAGGGTATTCCCGCCCTGATCGCAGCGGCCGGCGTTGATCCTGCGAAGCTCGCAGCTCTTCAGGCTGATATCACTGGTAAAAGTCAGGCTCTCGCTGCTGCGGTTGCAGCGAATACGCCTGCTGCGCCGACTGCTTGAGACACAGCGGGCGGGCTCATCCCCGCCCGAACTCAATATGACCCGCACAGAAGCACGCGAATATCTTCGCAAGATCACCCGAGCCCTGCAATCGAACCAGGGCTATACGGAACCGCTGTCCAATCTTGAGATCGAAGGCTGGCTGGATCTATTCGAGGCATTGGGACTGCTGAAACAAGATGCCGCCTTCAAAGCCTGAGCAGGAGATTATCTGGGATGCTCAGCCCAAACAGTCCGCCTTCATTGCATGCCCTGCGGACGACGTAGCATTCGGGGGAGCGCGAGGTGGAGGAAAGTCAGACGGAGTTATTGGAGATTGGGCAAGCCACGAGGATCTATACCATGAGCACGCGATCGGCCTCGCGCTTCGTCGGGAGCGGACACAACTTATCGAACTTATTGAACGAGCTAAGCAGATATTGCTTCCCATCGGCCACAAATGGCACGAGCAGGATAAATATTTCCGCGGACCGAACGGCGGACGACTGCGGTTCGCCTATTTGGAAAATGACAGTGACGCTGACGCCTATCAAGGCCACGGTTACACCCGCATCTATTTCGAAGAAGTCGGCACATTCCCGAGTGAAAGCCCCGTAGCCAAGCTGACCGCAACGCTTCGTTCAGGTCACGGCGTTCCCTGCCAGATGAAATCCACCTGCAATCCGGGTGGACCAGGCCACCAATGGGTCAAGGCCCGTTACAAGCTGGATACTCATCCCCAAGGCATGGAAATCTTCCGATTTGAGTATATCAACCCATTCAACAAGAAGAAGATTGAAAAGACTAGAGTATTCATCCCGTCAAAAGTGGTGGATAACAAGTATTTGGGCGACGATTATGTTGCCAATTTGTTTCAGGTGGGATCGGAAAATCTTGTAAAAGCTTGGTTGACTGGCGATTGGTCAGTAATCGAGGGTGCGTTTTTTCCTGAATGGAGCACCGAAAAGCATGTCATTCGACCCTTTGAAATCCCAGGAAGCTGGACGCGATTCAGATCTGGGGATTGGGGGAGCGCGAAGCCATTCAGCATCGGATGGTGGGCAGTCGTGGGGGAAGATTGGCCCATTGCGGGCGCAGAAATGGTTTCGCCTCTACATGGCGAACGAAGTTCTACTGTCCTCCCTCGAGGCGCGATCATCCGCTACCGAGAATGGTACGGCGCCAGTTCTCCTAACATCGGACTCAAACTCACAGCAGAAGCCGTAGCCGATGGCATCCGCGAGCGAGAGGTTCATGAACCGCGTGGCATTGAAGGTGAGCCGGCGATCTCATACGGGGTGCTTGATCCCGCTGCATTCGCATCGGATGGAGGCCCCTCCATTGCTGAGCGCATGGCCTCCCGTAAGATATTCTTCAGACGGGCAGACAACGCGCGTACGGCTGCCAGAGGCGCTATGGGTGGGTGGGACCAAGTACGTGCGCGTCTCGTGGGAGACCGCCCCATGATTTATTTCTTCTCGACCTGCCGGGATACCATCCGCACGCTTCCCGCGCTCCAGCACGATCCTGTCAAGGCTGAGGACGTGGATACGGAGAGCGAAGATCATGCTCCCGACGAAATCCGTTATGCCTGCATGTCACGGCCATACATCAAGGATGTGAGCAAGAAGGTACCCGGCAAGCTGTTGATGGTAGGACCAGGCAACCAAGTCAGTCTTGATGATCTATGGGAGCAACCGGAAGCCAGAAGGAACGGACGCGTTTAATGGCCATCGCGATCACCAAAGACCAGGAGATGGCAGCTCACTGGAAAACCCAGATCGAGATATGCGACAAGGCCACAGACCGTTGGCACAAGCGCGGCGACAAGATCATCAAGCATTTCCGGGATGAGCGGGAAGAACGCGATGTCGGCGTTGCCAAGCGTTTGAATCTATTCTGGTCGAATACCCAGACCAAGAAATCAGCCATTTATTCCAAGCTTCCGGTTCCGATAGCTGAACGTAGGTTTCTCGACAAGGACGTAACGGGCAGGGTGGCGTCTACCATTCTTGAGCGTGCGCTGCGGTATGAAATGCCTACTTCCGGCTTTCATCAAACGCTTAAACGATGCCGAACGGATTACATGCTGCCTGGACGTGGACAAGTCTGGGTTCGCTACAATCCGAAGTTCGGGATTTCCGTCTCTCCCAAGCAGGATGCCGACGACGATATTGAGATCAACGGCGAGCCTGTCGATCAGAAAGAAGAGAAACAGGACGATCAGATCCAGCGGGAGTTCGTCAGCGAATCCCTGGATGTGATGTACGTCCACTGGAAGGACTTTTATACCTTTCCGGCGGATGCCAGAACATGGGATGAGGTTCAGGGCGTAGGGCGGAAGCTCTACATGAGCCGAACCGACATGGAAGAGGCTGAGTTTGAGGACGCGGCCAAGATCGAGCTAGACCATAAACCTGAAAGCAAGGGCGTCAATCAGGGCGATCAAAGCACGCTATCTGGTAAAGATGGCATGCTAGCTACCTGCTATGAAATTTGGTGGAAGCCGACCAAAAAGGTCACGTTCATTGCCAAGTCTTATGACAAGATTTGCAAGGAAGTAGACGATCCGCTGAAGCTTGAGAAGTTCTTCCCGTGTCCGGAGCCATGGTCCGCAACCATGACCAACGACACGCTGATTCCGGTTCCTGATTACGTGGAAAGCCAGGATCAGTACATGCAGATCGATGATCTGTCCAAGCGCATCGATATTCTGACCAACGCCTGCAAGGTCGTGGGCGTCTATGACAGCTCGGCACAGGGCTTGAAGCGCGTCTTCCAGGAAGCTCAGGAGCCGAACCTGATACCTGTGGATAGCTGGGCGGCCTTTGCTGAAAAGGGCGGCCTCAAAGGTGCCATTGATTGGGTACCGATCGAGCAGATCGCCAAGACGCTGCAAATCCTGATCGAGGTTCGCAAGCAAATCATTGAAGATTTGGACCGTACTACAGGCATCAACGACATCATGCGGGGCACCTCTGACGCCCGCGAAACCATGGGCGCGCAACGGCTCAAGACCAATGGAGCCCAAACCCGCGTTCAGGATGAACAGGACGAATCCGCTCGCTTCTGCCGGGATATCGTCTGCATTATGGGCGAGATCATTGCAGAGCACTATGCTCCCAAGACGCTCATTGAAGTCTCGGGGGCAATGTACGATGAAGGTCTTGACCCGCCTGATCTCCCGGCTTCGCAAGGGATGGCCCCTGCGCCTGGCATGGGAGCAGGCCCGCCAGGAATGGCGCCACCGCAATTAGTTCCACCGTCGCAGCCAGGCCCGGGTTTGCCTTCCCCGCCGGCTCCGATGCCCCCACAGGCTGCGCCGTCCGTGCCTGCGCCTGTGGGGCCGCAACCGCCGCCTGAGATCATCAAGCAGCAGCGCAAGGACAAGATGCTCGCCGACGCGATCGTGCTGCTCAAGAACGACAAGCTCCGTGGCTTCCGGATCGATATCGAAACGGATTCAACAATTGCCGGCGATGCCCAGCAGGAGAAGGAAAGCCGTATTCAGTTCATTGAGGGCGTGACCAAGTTCATTGAGACGGCTGGACAGGTCACAGCACAAGTTCCCGAATTTGCACCTTTGGCCGCCAAGATGCTTCAGTTTGGGGTGCGAGGCTTCCGGGTTGGACGTGATCTTGAAACTGCAATCGAGGAGTTCTGCGACAAGGCTGAACAGCAGGCCAAGCAGCAGGCAGCCAATCCACAGGCCAAGGAAGACCCGGAAGTCACCCGGCAGAAGATCGAAAACGAGGGCGAGCAGCAGAATAATGCCGCCAACATGCAGATCAAGCAGATGGATATCCGAATGAAGGAAATGGAAATCCAGATTGCGCAGATCAGGGCTCAGGCTGAAGTCGAAGCCAACAGGTTGGAAGCTGAGAAGCTGCAGCGCGAGAACCATTTCGAGACGCTGAAGCACCAACGGGAAATGGAACGCAACGAGCTAGAGCATAAGCGGGCCGTGGAACTCGGCGAGCACCAACACAAAATGAAGATGAGCGAGAGCAAATCTAACGGGGCGGCGCATTGACCCTTCGCATGTGCAAGACCTGCCGGAAATGGCATGACCTTGACGAGCCTTGGCCTTGTGCCCTGCCCAGTAAAACCAGCGCGTTTTATGTGATTTCGGACACTATGCC